TCGGTCGCAACTGGAAAATACTGGTTGTGTATTGGTTTTACTGATAGTGTGGGGCAACCAGGCGGATTTAATTGCTGGTGGAAAGATTTGGGAACACCTAATCAAGACCCGCTTATTGCCCCGAATGATACTAACACACCTCCACCACTTCAAGTAGGGTCAGGTGGAGCAGATATACCAAACTCACTTCAGTATACTTATGGAGGGCGAACGGACGGGTCTTCTTATGTAGCATTTATGAACTTTCAAATAGACCCGCAACCAAACGGCACAAGCACTTTAATATGGGACGATTTCGCAGGTGTGGGACAGGATACAGTAGCGAATGTTAAGGGAACACCTGAAACTGCGAGTTTTGGTGGTTGCTTTGCCTTTCAATATCTACGCCCTGTAGGACAAACTGGTAGTTGGACTTTCACATCAACCAGCGAGAACTTTTGTGGTCTCAACACCTCACTTTTACCTGCTTATTGTTTAGTGTTTAATGTTGAAAGTCCTACTTTTTTTATTCAAAAAGATTTAGAAGACCAAAGTGTAGGTGTCTTACTTTTTGCCGGAAATGGCGTTCAATATATAATACCAGGTCAACCTACAAAAATAGCATTTTCGGTCAACTTCAAACAACAATACACATCTCTTCAATTGGTAGTGGATAAAGTGGCGGATATTTATAGGGTCATCAATCTATACGGAGATTTAGAGTTTTCCAATCAATAAGCGACATTTTAGCAAAATAATTATCTATATGTATGTTATAAACAAAGTCAAAATGTCTGTTGCGTCTCTCAATACCTTCAATTCAGGAGAGGGTGCTTACCCTCTTGTGCTTCAGCAAGGAGTCATTACCAAAGTCGCCAATACTCCCCTCGTTGTGCCTTGTGTTGGTATTCTTGCTACTGATGATGTCTTTCTAACCTGTCTTACCAGAACCGCTTCCACCGCCAACGCTGGTGGTGCTGAAATCATCACTATTCAGGCAGGAGTGTCTTTTACTGCGACCTCTACTGATGCTGTGTTTGCGGGAACTTATGGTTATAATGTTGTCCGCTCTTCTGCCCGACTTGTTAATGCCCCTTAAACCTTTAGTGAGGTGGAGAGGTGAGGCAAGGTGAGGCAAATCACATATCATTCTTATATACCAGGTGCGCCAATCTGGTATATAGCACATAACCCCCAAACACCCCACCTCGCCCCACCTCCCCACCTTGCTTTTCTGGATTATTACCCATACTTTTAGATTATTTACCCCTATTTTAGATTAATACCTTAATAATCTAACCAAAATACACTATCACAAGGAATAATAATATTATTTATACTGGAATAGTGTATTGTTCTTGGATTATTACTACCCAGATTGGATTATTACAAGGATACGGGTCGCACAAGATTATTTACAAGGATTATTTAGGGATATTCTCCATAATTTTATATAGGGGTATGATATAGAACTATTATGACGCAACCGACCCAAATATATTACGATTTAGATGTTGTGAACTCAATCCAACCATCTCTCACTACATCACAAACATCTCAAGCAAATCGCCTGACCTTCACAGAGGTTAGGAGCAGTCCCATTTTAGACAATCCCAGCGACTACTTTTTGAGTATCATTAGGTTTAGTTTAGACACAGCAGGAAGTATGCCCCTATTCATTCCCCAGATTGAACTGAAGAATACTGTAGGAGCGAGTCCTTGGAACAATACTGTATATTATGTGAGCGTGGAGTATAACCCTCCTCTTGCTCCTGCGAACAGATTGATTGCGAAGAAGCGTGTGATATATGTTCCGCAGTCAAATATTCTGCCTCCGCCAATCGTCGCACCTCCTTCACTCGTAGAGGCGACTGACCCTTACTATTGGTGTAATAACATTCAGGCGTTTATCTGTATGATTAACGAGGCACTTAAGGACGCTTATGCTGATATTATCGCACAGGCAGGAGCGTCTGCTCCCCCTATTGTCCTCCCTGCTGATTGGTTGGCGGGTAATGAACCCTATCTGCTGTGGGACGCTGATAGGGCAGTCGCAACTTTAGTAGCACAAGCGTCCAACTTCACCCAAGAGTGTTTGAATGTAGGAGATGCGACTGGTTTTGTTTACTTTAACAATCCTCTCTTCCTTCTGTTCTCTTCCTTTCAGGCATTCCACAACTACACCTACGACCCCAACCCTTTAAGCGTGAATGATGGCGAGGCAAACTATCTGCTGAAGATATTTAACAAAAAGAGTGGGAATTATGTTCTCGCAAATCCTACCGCCCCTATTCCTCCTCTCACCCCTATTTTGCCGTTTGTAGGAATTGGTCCTCCCTATACTGCTATTTATATGGAACAACCCTATAGCACGGGTGCGACTATGTGTCCTATTCAGTCGCTGGTATTCACCACCACTCTACTCCCGGTCTTGCCTCAATTGGTAAGCATTCCAAGAGTATTAAGCAATAATAATGGAAGTATAGGACAAAATGATAATTTAAGCAACGAAATCACAGATTTAGTAGTTAATTTAACAAATGGAACTGAATATTTCCCGAATGTCCTCTACTTGCCTACCGCCGAATATCGCCTGATTGACCTCCAATCCAATTCCCCACTTTACGGAGTTCAAATCAGCGTGGCGTGGAAAGATGTCTACGGAATCACCCACGATTTCTTCTTACAGAATGGTTGCTCCTGCTCCCTGAAAATTATGTTCCGTAAGAAAGATGGTGGAGTAATGTAATTTTAGGGATAATAAGCAATCCTATCATTTTTTTTATCTTTGCTATAATTATAAACAAAGATAAAATGGCGAGTGCTGATTTTGAGAAGATTTGCGTCCAAGACGACCTGCTGTTGACGACCGACAAGGTGCGATATGCTGTCTTTAAGGGAGCGCAGAACATCACCCCCTCCCAGTATGAGGCGATTTCCAAATCCACCTCTTCTATTACTTTCAATATTCAATTACCAAGCGAAAGCACAGTATTCTCTCGTCGTGTGATGGTTGAGACAGATATGTCTATCACCTTTAAGGCGACTCCTACCGCCAGTATGCCTGTCGGTCAAACTATCGTCAATTTAGGATATGCTTCTGCTCTTGGTCCTTTCCCCTTCCACTCCTGCTGTTCCACCATTCAAGCAACCATCAACAACAACACAGTATCCCAGAACCAGCGTGATATTATGTTCCAGTTGCTCCGCTTTGGCGACCGCCGTGAAGTTGCCCGCTACAACAACGCCACTCCCACCCAGTATGACTCTTACTGGTCTTACACCGACGCTCTTGGCGCAAACAACAACCCCAACTCTGCTTGGAATGATTGCGCTTTAGACCAGGACTTCCAACCCAGAGGTGGATTTACGATTACCTCTATTGCCGGTAATACTCCCAAAGCAGACGGCGCTGACCTTAACGAGCGCACTATCGTCATCAACTACAGAACCCGTGAACCCCTTATGATGTCCCCTTTTATCTGGACTGACCCTGAAACCAACAATCAGGGACTGTATGGCGCGCAGACCTTAAACTTCGTCTTTAATTTGGGGTCTGCTAATCGTGCTGTGCGTCTCGCAAACGGACCTATTGGAACTGCTACTGCTACTATTGCGAACCCGTGGTTCTCTATCGGCACTCAACCCTACATTTCAAATGTTGCTTCTTCCCAGTTGCTTATGCTCTTCCTGACTCGCCAACCTTCCAACTTGGTTTCTGCCCGTAATGTTGTTCCCTTTATGGAATATCCCCGCTATTTGACGAATGTTTCACAGGCAATCAACAACGGCGCTTCTGTAGAGCAGAACTTCGCCAGTATTCAGTTGAACTCTGTTCCTGATAAACTGATTATCGTCGCTCGTAAGATTCTTGCTACGCAAACCCCCGCTGACGCTGACGCCTTCTTGCCTATCAAGAAGGTATACATTAATTTCAACAATAAGGCGGGTCTCCTTTCAGGAAGCACACAGTGGGATTTGTGGCGTATGTCTGTTGAGTCAGGTTCAAATCAAACTTGGGCGGAGTTTAGCGGTCGTGCCTACAAATCTTCACAGGCAGGCGCATCTTCCGCTACTGCTCTTCCGCAGGTGCTTCCCCTCGTCGGTTCTGTCCTTGCTCTTGAGTTTGGTCGCCATATTGAACTTGATGATGTCTACGCACCCGGTTCTATCGGTGCTTTCCAACTTCAGTTCCGGGTTGAATTGGAGAATCACACGGGTCTCAATATTGGTGCGAACGAATATGAATTGGTGCTGATTACCGCTTCATCAGGCGTTCTGGCGATAGAAAGGGGGACTTCGCAAACTTATACCGCAATTCTGTCTCGTGCTGATGTGCTTGCGGTCAGTTCTCGCCCCCAGTATGCTAAATCTGGTCTTGCCCGTATCGTCGGTGGTTCGGTTGAAGACAAGGTGAATATGATGGCGAGACCTTTGATGGAGGCAGTTGGTATGGGTCAGTCCGGCGGTGGTCTCTCTGGTGGTGGTCTCTCTGGTGGTGGTTCTTCTGGCGGTGGTCTCTCTGGCGGAAAGATGGCGAAACACTTGGGTATGTAA